GTCCCTTCTTCGGGTCTTTAGAATCAATTATTTTGTGATAGTAAATACGTCCATCGATATACCAACGGCGAAAAATATCGTGACCCTTTTCACCAAAATTGAGAAGCCTCAGAACTTCACTGAATTCTGCTCTAATTCTAGTTTTAATTTTTTCTGGGTAAGGTAGATTGTGTAAATCTATATTAACTGGAATATCATTAAGGTTTGAAATAATACCTTCATTCACAATATCTTCAACCGCAGCATCACACTCCGATTGCATTGAAATATCCCTATAACGGCGAATGAGATCAAGGTCAGATCGTTCCCGTCCATCTGTATCTAGAATAGATGAAAAGAAACCTCCACCAGCAATCTCAATTGCGCCGTCGTCGGATGTGGGGTCCGTGAAAGTTTTTTCACGGGGCCCCTGATCCTTTAATGCCTTCTGTATTGTAAAACCGAATAGCTGTGCCATAATATCTCCTACTGTCTATTTAGTAGGTTCAAATTAGAAGTTAACTCCAGATGCTTCAAAATGTTGATACCTCCAAGATACTTCAAACTCTTCAATTGTGTCATTAGTTGTAGCATCCAACGGAATTGCTGCACCACTTGTTGTTGGCCAACAATTTTTTAAGATATAGGTTTTAAGAACTGTATCGTCACGATCTAGCTGGTCCACAGTCAAATCAGTCTGGTAGTCAGCTGGAGAAACAACACCAGTATTCAGTGCGAAATCATTGATACCATTCGACCACCGTTCAATTGCATTCTTGATCATAAAGTCTGTATCATTATAGAATGTAGTCGTCCAAGATTCTGGGGTAGCCCGGTCACCAGCTAAGAAGATAGCGCGACCACGGAAGTTGAGCGTTATTTCACCAAGCGCACTCGTTGGTAATGTTGATGCTTTACATAGAAAAGATGTTCTACGAACATCGAGTCCGATTGAGATACCAGATGGTGGAGTAATTGTTACCCGAAACTGATTGGGGCGTACACCACCACCGATCAAATTAGCTTTGAAATCATCTATGTTTGCCATGATTAACCTCCTACCTCACTAAACGCAACACCAGTTCTCACGGCGATGAAGTTTAGTGTAATAAAGTTGATTGATCTTGCTGGTTTAATGTAGATGTCTCCAATAAACTCGTTACGGTCAATGACCTCACCAGTATTATTAGTTGAATCACAGATCACCCTAAAGTCGAAAATACCTCGACGACCCTGAACATCTCGCAAGAAGGGTTCTACCATGTTACGGAACTGTGCCCGCGTAAACTCATCGTTGAACTCAAAAAGCATATACTTAGAAGCAGTGGCGATTGCCTTCTCAAGAACAAGGAACAGACGACGCACGTTGATGCGATCAAATGCACTTGGTTTTGCGAGAGCAGTTTTATCACCAAAGAGTGTAACACCCTGTCCGGGGAAATCAACCACTGGATTGATCCGAGCCTTATAGAGAATGTCACGATCTGCCTTCATTGGGTTGTAAGCAAGTTTAATTGCACTTCGAACATTACCACGATTGTAACCAGCTGGTGAGTACCAAGGGTCTGCAACACTGTCTGTGTAAGCACAAAGACCAGCAGTATCACCATTTAGTGGTACGAATCGATACACATCACTATACTTGTCATACATGTACTTGTATCCACTGTCGAATACCATGTACGAAGATGATGGGCACTTATTAAACGCATCTTTGACATTTTCTGTTTGAGTAATAGATGAGGTAACACCGACAATTGCAGCACGATAAGGTGATACGAAACCAACGCAGTCCTTACGAAGTTCAACAAGGTCTGTGATCATGGTCACAAAGGTGTCCTGTCCAGCTTCTGTATCTGCAACACCAGAACTTGGACCACCCAAGATCAAATTAACATCAAGATTTTCTGTGTCAGAAAACTTGTCATATGCGATTTCAACTTCACCAGCAGTAACAGAATAATCATCTGTTCCACCTGTTAGTGTATCAACTGAAACACCAGCTACCACTGTGTAGTCCGTCCCTGTGGCAACATCTGTACCCCAGTTAGTACCAGCAGCAATATGGTCTGTCCAGTAGATGTAGTTTGACTCACGGAAGATAACATCTGGGTAGTAGTTGTTACCACCCTGAGTTGTCTTTGCAGATGAGTTCTTAGACACGCCCGTGTACGTTTCGATTACCGCGGCCGTGCGCTGTCCTTTAACATCAACATCTTTACCAGTGATGTCACCTGTTTTATCATAAACTGCAATATGCAATTCATCCAGTTCACCGCGAGCATTTGCAATTGCCCAATCAGATGTGCCGGGGAAGTCAATGAATAGGTCACTGAAACGCCACCGACGACGAATGAGAGAGTTATCAGGAATAATCGTCTGAAGTCCGCCACCAGCAGGATCATCAAGAACCCGAATGGTGAGAGTTTCAGAAGAAATTGCTGTAACTTCATATTCTACGTTACCCGATTCCACTCTGTCATGACCAGCAGCTGCTGAAAGCACCAGAGCTACATTGTCTGCAACTGTGATTGCTTTATCTAAAACAACAACGCCGGCAACCGAACCAGCACCACCACTTTGTGATGTTACTGATGAAATCTTAACAACTTCGTCACCGTCTGAAATACCAGCACCAAGCACACGTTGGCCAACTGCAAGAGCACCAGTTCCACCATCAACAGTAAGAGTTTTGGATGCAACTGTGATTGCACCGTTAACTACTGAAACGATAGCACTTGCATCGTAGAACTGAATGATGTCTCCGACTATGATTGTCGCATCAGTTGCATCTTGGTCATCAACTGTAATAGATAGATCACCAACCGCACCAGCACCATTAACTAAGTTAAGAGAACCAAGTTGCTGTGAAAATGCTCGAGCGCTAGGACAGATATCCACACCAAGTGAATTACCATGTGTTCCAGCAGTCCTTGCAGTCCACTCACCGTTAGAACCTGACCCATCGGCAAAGGATGCTTCATAGTGTTCATCGTCACGAATGAGGATACCGCTGTTTGCACCAGCATTTAATATGCCTGATTCTGCACGAACTACACGCAAAGAATCTGAATATTGTAGAAAATTGGCCGCTGTAAACCACCACTCAAAATTAGATGCGTGAGGTTTTCCAAAGATGGATACTAACTGTTCTTCTGAACTAATTGTAGTCACAGAAGAAACTGGGCCCTTTGCAAATGGTCCTGCAATTGCACCAATAGATGTTGCAACAGCAGGGACAACATTTGTAAGATCGATCTCCCTGACATGAACGCCGGGCGAAACTAAAAATGCCATGTTTCTTACTCCTTTTATGGTAGAGTTTGTTTTTTTGTTTCTTCAGTTATATTTATAAAAAAAACATTTTCCAAAATGCAGTTTTATATGTGTTATAACATATAAATAAATATATGTCAAATGAACATTACGAAAAATATAAAGATACCATTAAGAAGGTATCTCGCAGAAATTATCGTAAAAGAATCGTTTTACTTAACGAATTCCTTGCAGATAAGTCATGCAAACATTGTGGTGAAAGTGAAACAGTGTGTTTGAAATTTTACCCTCACGATTCTAAAATACGAAAAATAACAAAAAGAGTTGGTATGAATAATGAAAGTCGTAAAGAAATAATTCAGCTTATAGATAACTCTTTAATATTATGTTTAAATTGTTGGATCAAAAATCACAATGATTTAATTGAATTCATATAAAGTATTTAGTTTTTTACCAATCTGTACGATAGTCTCTAACTACTGGGCTCCAACGAGTTCCATATTCATCAACCATTTCACCTATATTATCATCTTCCAATCCATTAACAACAAATCCAAAAGGAGCCATGTCCTGTTCTAACATGTCCTGTTGTTCTGACATCATTGTTCTACGAATATCATTGTCCGTAATTTCTTTAAAATAAGTTTGATCACTTGCCCAAGAAAATAGAAATAAACACGCTACAGTGTCATCATTACATCCATCATCGGCTTGAAATGAACTACCTTTAATAATAAATGTAGATAATTCATTAATACAGTCATAATCTTCAATAATTAATTTATTATCTTCTACTAGTTGTTTTAGATTAGAACATCCAATTTTCTTTACTGCTTTAGTTGTTCTTACCCCCAATTGCGCTCGGCCACCACTGAAGCCCCCTCCAAGGACTTGTCCTGCTCGCCCACGCATACTAGCCATAATAAGGTTGTCATACTCCAAATCAAACTGCATAGTTGATGCAACTTGTTCACCGATATCATTTACCTCAATCATTACAAATGCTTGATTATATGCTTTAGCTACTTCATGTATTTTGGTGGGAAATAGTAGAGGTTTTATTTCATTATCTCTGTATTTTGCAACTACCTTATATGGTATAGTTGTTATATCAAAGACTAAGAAAGCAGAATAATCATTTTGTGTACCTCTTGCAACATCAGCAGTAATAATATATGTACTTTTCTCTAATGGCATTTCATATAAATCTAAACCAGAATTGGATCGTATAGGAGTCCTATATGTCAATTGTTTTAATTTTGCTGGTGATATAAGTGTATCTATAGACCCTAAAAACTCGCACTCAAATTCAGAATTAAATTGTGATTCGGAAGTGTTTCGTATTGTTTCTTCTTTCCAAGCTGCATCTCTCCCTGGCACTTCACTCCAATGTACTTCAGTAGGAATATAGTTATTACGTCCTTCCTCTGCATCTACCCATAGTTTATAAAATTGATTCATGCCATGTGGTGTAGAAACAATAATTACTTTTGTGTTTTGCCCAGAGGTAATTGTAGGATAAACAGATGCAAAGAACTGGTCAGCTACATTTGTAGGAACAAACGCAAACTCATCTAGGAAAATTACATTATATGAACCACCACGAATTGCACTTGAAGATGTTGCAGCTGCAAGAATTTTACTGCCGTTCTCTAGTTCTATATTACCTTTGTTCCAAGCAATAATACCTTGTTGCATCCATTTAGGAAGATTTTCGTATGCAAGTTGCAATCTTCCTAAAATGTCTCTTGCGGTAGTTGATTTATTGGCAAGAACTGCAACTGTTGTGTTTGGATTAAATAAAACATAATGTAAAAGGTATGATATAATAATTGTTGATTTACCTGATTGCCTAGGAAGTTTAAAAATGGTAAACCTATTTTCATGCATAGTGTCAACCATTCCCTCTTGAAAATTATACATATCAAAAGGAACTAATCCATGATCCAAAGAAACAATCCGAACATAATTTTTTATAAAATAAATAGGAGACTCAGAACATTTTTGGTACTCTACAATTTCATCTTTAGTGAAATTATGAGCTAGTCCTGTTCTCTTTAAATTTGGATTGCCGAGGTAAGCATTACTATCAGTTGACATTAGAGGCACCTATTAAAAAGTTACACGCTATACTTATTCTTATTGAATCCGTAAGACTTGGAGATACACCATGTTCTAGCCAACTTGGAAATAATATTGCTTCACCTGATTCAAATGGTCGTTTACTTATATGATTAGTATATGGAGTTTTCTGAAAATGATGTGAAGAATCCATAGCTTCTTGAAGTCTAGGGTCTTTAAAATAAAGTCTCGCATCATCTGTTTCAGTAACATAGTATACACAAGACCAACTAGCCTCTTCATGAATATGTGGCATAGTATATTCACCCATTCTACTCAAGTTTGCCCAATTATTAATCATTCTAATCTCTGCATCATCATTATATACATCACTTAGAATATTATTCACATTAACTATCAAGGATTTCTTTAAATTAGAAAATACATCAGAGGATTCAAATAATTCTTTATTACTTTGCCATCCACTACCCTGTACTGGATTAAACTTAAAACCCAAACCCTGACTTTCTCTTTTTAGAATATCAAAATATAATTTGTCATTGTGTATATTTTTATCATCAATCTTAAAACTGTATACCGTTGTTGGCCATAAGTTTTGTCTTTCAACTTTCATAATATAATCCTAACCTTCAGATTTTCCTTTTATTAATTTTTGTAATTCT